TAACCAAGGGCCTTTTTTAAGTTAATTAATAAAGTAAATAACCCAATGTACCCAGAAGGACAAGAAGGGCTTAAATGGGCAATAATGCGCACTTTTAAAAATAAACAAAAGACGGTTAAAAATAGATATTTTACTAAGTCATTGAAATATAACACAAAGGTAAAATGAGCTGCAGCTGCTCACTCTTGACAAATGAAAAACAGTTGATCTAACAAAAAGGAACCCAAAAACAAACCACCAGGGCAACTAATAACCCTGATCAAAATGTATTGGCTAAAACCAGCCAATACCCAGCCAATACATCAGCCAATTGCTCAGAAAACCATAACTGTTATACCTTTCAAAAAAAGATATTGGCTTATTGGCTGAAACAGAGATTATTTTAAAAAAAAGTTTTATTTATTCGCTACAGAACACTATCAGCCAATACATTTAACATGAACCGCCCTTGTACCGTGTACCGTGGTCCAATTGCCTGGAGTATTACCAAAGTACCAAACCAATAACAAACGGCTTAAACGGCCAATAAAAAAGGCCCTGGATATCCAGGGCCTTTGATGGTTTATTAATAACCTGGGTTATTGCTTGTCGAAACCGTCAAACCAGTTTAAACCGTGGGTTTCTTCTTTTGAGCAGTGGGCCCTGGCTTGTGATTCAGTCATACCTGTTTTAATGGTTCTTTTGCTTATCTCCCCAGTTGTGGGGTTTCGTCTAAATCGAATAATTTTATATTCTTCGTGTCTTCCTCGCAGTAAAGCATGAATCAATTTAGATTCTTTTTTGCCTATTGTTTTATCTGATTTAATGGCTTTATCTATTGATATTTTATTGTATTCAGTCATTGAGATTCTCCAATAATATATCACCCGTACTGATTCGCTTGGTGGTGGTGTTGGTATCATTACAGGCCCAGGGTGTAAATTGATCCATGAAGGCGTTTCTATGCTTTGCCGTGGTTTTGGAATAATCCCAAGTCTTCGCATCTAAGGAAAGACTATAAAAATTATTAGGGCTACAACCTGGTCTATGGATAGCTAGAGCAATGATTGAATCATAAGATTTCAAAGAATAAGCAGTCATTACAGGCCCGCCCACAGGCGCCCGCCCTAGGTTTTCAATGATTAGTTTATGATTGAACCCAGGCCCGAATTTTTTAACTTTAATATGTTTCATTATTCCGCTCCTATTTCTTGGATTTCACCGTTAAAAGTGTGATTACTCAGAAGATAATCAACAACTTCGGTAAAACTATTAAACGGTGTTTGCCAACTGGGGTTGTAGTTGTCTATGATATGTGCATCTTCTTCATCACAAACAATGAAATAGTCCGAACCTCGGACCGTGCCGTAGCAATCTATATTTTTAATTTTAGTTTTCATAATTTATCCTTTCTTAGTTATATTGAACCTTCATGAATAGCATAATTTTATTAAACCGTCAAATTACCCTGGGCAATAAAAAAGGCCCTGGGATTATTCCAGGGCCTAAAGATTAAAATTAAAAATTAATCGTCTATGAGTTCAGAACAGGCATTAATAACATCATAGCCCAAAAATTCAACAGCCCAGATAGGCAAACTATCCTGGTATTTTTCAACCGTTGTATCAATTTTCATTGGCATGATCAAAAGCAAAAACTCAAAACTGGCATTATAAAAACTAATCGCCTGATTAGGAGTAGGCCCAGGAACAACGGTGAAAGTCTCGGAGTCTTCTCTTTTAATGCCGTTAGTGTCAATTTTTGGCTTTTTAGGTATTAAAGCGTTTATCTCTTTCATGTATTTAGAATTGATAGAAAAAGAACCCTTAAAACCTTTATTACTAAGTTCTGGTTTTAAATGATTAGGACCATTAAAAAGGCCCTCAGTGTTAGGAAAAGGCCCCTCAATGTTTTTGAGTTTCCATTTACGGCCCGTTGCGTCATCATAAGAATTTATAACACCGTCTGGAGCTCTCTTTATAATCAGAGAATCAAGCGCCGTTATTGGTGCTTTTTTGGACTCATTAAAAAACTCTTTACCATCAAAAACATCATTTGAAATATTAATTTCATCTTCTAAAAAAGCGTGTTCATCATAGTAAAAAACGCATCTGTGGCCGTCCGTGGCAATGATAACCGCCCCGCCTGAATCAAGCGGTTTAGCATAAACACCGTTTAAATAATGTCGAACCCCTTTCTTTGATGAGCAAAGACTGGCAAGCCCTAATAAGTGGATATTAATTTTTTCTTCTTTCATTTTTCTTTCTCCTTTCTAAGTTATAAATGACTGTTTAGCGTACATCAAAGTATCATGACCTCAAGTTTTTTTTCAAGAACTTCTTTATTAGCACCCTGGGATTCAGCTTTATTAATAAGTGCTTTTTTAATTTCTTCTTCTTGCTTTTCATGCAACCAATTATAAGCAACACCCGATAAATGCTCATAGATAACCCCGACTATTTGCTCCTGGACGGTTTCACCACCAAGGCCATCAGACATGGACCATAAATCAGAATTATGGGCAAAAATCATTATTTGATCATAAGTATAAACAGATAGGCTTGAATCGACATATTCATTTATATAATCACCATCATTTTCCAGGATTGATTCTTTTTCATCTTCCAGGCAAGCAATTAAATCTTCCTCAATACTAGAGAGTAAATAATTATTCTTTTCTTTTTCTTTGTCTTTCAAATACTCATTGGCATAGTATTCAATTCTGTTTTGGTTCAAGTCTTTTATGTATTCCATTTCGTTCTCCTTTCTAAGTTATAAATTTGTAATAAGCATAATTATTTGCTCGTTTATTTTTTTCTTCAAAGTAATCAGCCAGGGCTGTAGAAAAGACTCTTTTTTTATAATCTTCTTCTATGCTTTCCTCACTTTTTAAAAAATTCCAGGGTTTCTTTTCCTTTAACTCGGACAACTTTTCTTCATAAAAGGAATTTGATCTTTTTGGATATTGATCCTTGAGCCAATCATAAGCAACATCAGACAAGACCAGATAAACATCTTCTTGTGAGTCTTTACTGAAACTTTCGTCCCTGGAATATTTTTTGATTAAATCATCAAAGAAACAACTTATATCCAGTTCACCAAAAGGAATATTATTTTTTTCTACAAAAGCCCGATAATCAGAACCTTTTTCTTTTAGGTCCTTTGATGCCTGGTAAACCGTGGGCCGTGTCTCTAGGTCCTTGTAAAATTCTTTGATTAAATGCTTTATAGGGTGTTCATCATACCAACCTGGATTTTTGATAATTGGAACAGCGATATCATACTCTTTCATGATTCTTCCCCTCTTGTTAACTCTGCCCAAGCCATTTTCTTAGGAACAGGCGGTCTTTGATACCAAGAATGATGACCACCCCAACAATCATTCTCTATGAACATTGCTTGATTCACCCACTTGTATAACCAAGCTGTTCTATCTCTTTGATTAGTTCCATGAATAAAATAACCCAGGGTAGATACTATGTACTTATCCCCCCAATGCCAATGGCGATCATTCCACCCTAGAAGATGTAGTGGTTTAAAGCCCTCACCAAAAATTCTACAATGGCGAAGTCCATTACTATCTGAAAAGACAATAAGATCATCTTTGTTTCCCGATATTTTGGAAGGAATACGCAAGACATTATTTCCATAACGCTCTTTTATAGTCTTCAGGTTAGCCACTTCTATGGGATTATTTCCTATTGCTCTAAATTCGTTGATATAGGGTTCTTTCTCTTTCATTACTTTCTCCTTTCTAAATAGATGAATGAATGTTTAAAATAGCAAAAGCCCCTGGCTTTGTCAAAAATCACTTAATGAACCGTTTTAAGAAAGGAATAAAAATTAACGGTATCAAGCAACCAATAACAATTCCAAAGGCCATACTGTGCATTGTGGGATCAACAAGACTACCCAATAGATCACTTACTGTGTTTCCAATACCACCACCCCAGACAGCGCCCATAGCCCCATTACCTTTTTTGAAAAATCTTTCAATTTCCAAACCAGTAATGGCCCCACCAATAAGAACCCCATTATCAACCAACCCAAACACTAAACCTTCAATCATTCTGCACCCTTTACATACCCAGAGACAACTTCTTCAATTCCTTCTTCACAACAGCCGTCCCAAAGTCCGTTTAATGCAATATCGAAAATATGCTCTCGCGTTTCTTTGTTATTTGGTAGTTCTGGAAACTTTTTCATAGCGATAGCAATTTCTTTTTCTAGGATAGGATAGGCACAATCAGTACAAGTATAGTTCATATCTAAAAACTCATGCCATGTGTATTCTTGATCTATTTTCTCTCCACAAGCATCACATTGTTCACCAATTTTAACTTCGCCACCTTTAAACCAATAGTCTCTTACTTCTTGCTCTGGTTCACTCATCATTCTGCACCTTTTCTTCATCCACTAAGTAGTCAATCAAAAGTGTTCTTGCCGATTTATCTTTTTCTAACAACACAAGCAACTCGTAGATAGCTGTCCAATCTCCATTTAAAATATCGTTTTTCATTTGTTCAAAAACATTGTTTGCTATTGGTTCAATCATCATTCTTCCCCTGGACCTTTTGTATTGGTCCTTTTTTGATTTTTATTATTGCCTGGTTGATCCAGTCGTAAAGATTTAAGATTGTGTCTAGTAGTTTACTCATCAGACACCCCGTCGTCTAAAAACTTTTGAACCGCTTTTACGAGGGCACTCCAATGGTCATCAGTAAATATATCTTCGTCTAATTCACTGATAGAAATTGGCCAGTCTATTATATTGTTTTGTACTTCGATCTTGAAATTAAGATCATAAATTTTTGGTTCCATTCTCCTTTCTCCTTTCTAAATAAAGTAAATGAGTTACAAGACTATCTTAAAATTACTAAAAAGACAATTTTTTATCCCTTCTTCTGATTTGGTCCAAGATTCGTTTTGGAATAATAGAGTAATTGCGGAACACTTTTTTTCTTTTTTGCCACAAGGTATAGGATAAAAATTCAGAGTCAACTGGGGGAGCTGTCGTTTCCTCAAACTGTTCTGCCTTTCTTAGTATTTCAAGAGGACAATGGGCCATTATTTTTCCTCAAGTTCTTCCAGGACCACTCGTTTTTATCGTCAAGTTTCCAACCACGGTCAAAAAGTTCATTCTGAACATCAACCACCAACAAAAAATCGGGTGTACTTGACTCTTTGAGTCTTTGGTACAGCCTTAGTAAATCAATGTCTGTTTTTGGAATCAAATCTCTTTCCCATTCTCTTTTTCTAAAAATCTTAGTCATTATTCCACCATCTTAAATGCTTGTCGTTGTAAGGTGGATAACCACCCTCTCTTAGTTTTCCATCAATCCTTTCTTCTGTTGTTTCTTTGCGAAACAATCTTAAAAACCAGTTAATCATGGCAGTACAATGTCCTTTAACTTCTCAATCTTTTGTTCAAGAACTTTGATTTTTAATGTTTTTCTTTTGTTTCTTCTTCGTAGAGCTTCTGCCATGCTTTTCCAATATTCTAACTCTGCGTCTACTTTTGGCCCTGTCTTATCCAAACCCCAGGCCTTTATCGTGCTGTATTCTTCTTTTACCATAATCTAGTGCAATGTTTCTCCGTTGTTTCTGTACTGGGCTTCTAAAAACTCGTCCCCTTCTGCTATGTTGTAGGACTTAAGCCGTAAAGACATTTGCCAAAACAACTGCTGTAAAATTTCATATCGTTCCTGGACCGCATCAAGTTCTTCGATTACTTTGTGTAGCTCGTCAACAAGATCGTCTTGAAACACTTTTGTTATTTTTAATTTAACCATAGTTTTTTTAAAAAAGGATTGCCATTAAACAAAGCACAAAACCAAAAACACGAACAAAGACAATCCAGAGAAGTTTAAACATTTTTAACCACCTTTAGTCTAGCACGGTTCATGGAGCACCTGAGAAAATACCCTCATCTCTTAAATACTTGTCAACAGCCCAACCAATCGCTATGTTGTAGGTTTCTGGGTGTTTTTCTTTAGCCAGGCGAACAAGAACTTCTTTGTAGAAAAGGTCTCTATCCCACTCAGCAATACTTCCTGGATCAATGTCCTGGACGGCTTGCTCCGCGTCAACCATTTCGTTTTTTAGTTGGCCCATGTCTCACCCCTAACCCATAAAGGCGGTACTTTCGCACCGTAGGTAAAAAAAATATCTGTTTCCACTAAGGCTCTCCCTTTCACAATATAACCTAAGTCTAGGAGTTGATGCATAAGTTTTACATGGTGGTTATACCACTCTTTTGCTTCCCGCTCACTGGCTTCACCGTCTCTCCAAACAATTTCATCAGCAAGGTCCGAGCCAAGCTCAAAAAAAACAACCTCGGCCTGATCTTGGTTTCTTGGAAAAGCCACACCTCTCAGAACACAATATTCAAACAAAGCCTTAAGCATCATTCACCTCCGTTCCAGGCAAGTCCATAAACTCCCAATCAATCGATTCTTCTGTGAAAGAATACTCGGTGTTAATTTGAATCATTGTGCCATTCAAACAGACAGGTATTTCTTGGTCTATGTCTGCACTTCGCATGATGCCTTTAGGATACATTCCCACAAACACTTCTGTTGGTCTGCTGTGAAATATAATTCTGAGTAGCTCTACGATCTGTTCATTGTTTAGCTGATTAACCAAATCGTGCATTTCTATAGGTTCTCCGTTTAAAATTATTTCACTCATTGAAAACTCTCCTCAAAAACTTCCTCTGCAATCTTTACTTTAATATCGTCTCGGTCATCATCTGGATGAAGGCGGTGTTCCTTGGCCAATGTATTTATTTTGTCGTCCAATAAACCTTTGTTATCTTTTGAGTCTATATCCTCATAAATAAGTTCCATGACATAATCAACATAATCGTTACTCACCGTCCACCTCCTTTACCTCATTTTCAAACATTTCTTTTTCTTGAATACACTTATTACAAGTTATGACTATTTGTGGCATATCCCCATGTAGCGTATAACCACAAGTATCACACTCCAGCGTGGGTTGATAATCTTTAAACCTTTTCATCATTCACCTCGCAAGTAAAACAAATAGTTCCTTCATCTGTATTGATTACATAAAAATCCTCTACATCTGTCGTCTTCTCTGAATACTCATCTCCACAATGAATACAAGTCCACCCATCAGGATAGGCATGGACAGCTTCTTCTTTAAATATTGATTCACTCATAATTCCTCTCCATGTCTTCGATACTAACCTTGTACCGTGTACCGTAAACATCAATAATTTTTATTGTTTTTGTTAAAGGGCCTATAGCGTAGTTTGATTCTTCTGAGCTGACATAGCCTACTTTTTTAATGATGGGTAGTTCCACCAAGGTGGGTTCAACAATACAGTCTTTTAAGGTCTTCTGTATCTCTCTGGCAATATATTCGCAAAACACTCCAGGTAACATATCTTTCTCCGTTTAATTAATTTCTAAGTTATGTAACAACCATATAGGAAATAATCATCAAAGTAAAGGACTTTAATACCCATCAAAGAATAGTGTTTGTTGCAAGAGCTCCCAGTCATAAGGCAGTTTTAACTTGAGCCGTGGTTCGTGTTTAAGGCCCAGGTCCAAGACCTCTCTGGCTTCTTCTCCCAGGAATAGATACATGGTTTTCTTGTCCGTGCCCACCAGGATAAAGGTTTTGACTCCGGCACGAGAGAACTTAATTAACCAACCGACTTGTTCCGGGCTCAAAGCCACTTTGTTGCCCCTGGCGATTTTCAATTCAACCCAACAACAATGGCCCTCAAGCACACCAAAAACATCAGCGATCCCTCGGCCCGTGCCTCCGGTTTCAATGCGTTGCCAAAGAGGTTTTTTTAAGTTTCGTTTAAGGTTTTGCCAAAGACTGTATTCTTTCATGCTTTCTTTTAATCATTTTTACTCCGTGTTCTTCAGAAAGCCAATCTCTCATTTCTTCGTGTACTTCTTCTTCCGTGAGTCCGGAGTCGGCAAAGGAGTCTTTTTTTTCTTTAAAGGCTTGGTAACCTTGATAGTAGTTGCCTTCTCCCACCTGGCAACGCCGGATGATCTGCCAAACCCTTTGTTTGGTCAAAGCATACCTGGTGGCTATTGTTTCCATGGTTTTGTCTTCGTTTAAGTATTCTTCATAAATACTTAAGTTTCTATGCTTATAGAACGAAGCCTTAGACTCACTGATTCCTTTCACTTAAAACCTCTATGTAGTTTCTTGTTGCTTGTCCCCAGGTAGTGCCAATTTCTGCGTCCACCACATTGGGCACCTTTAATTTAACACAATTTTCCATAATTTCCTTAATGTGCTCTATTTCTTTTCTTGTTGAGACTCCGATGTCCAACTCATCGTGGACCTGGACATAGGGTACATAACCTTCTTTCCAAAGATCCAACATCGCTTGTTTGGTCATGTCAGCCGCAGAACCCTGGATCAAACGATTCAAGGCCTTATAGGTGTAGGCTCTGACCAAATCTTCTTTACCCCATTTTTCTACAGCCTGTTCGTAAGAAAGTGGAATACTGTTCTCGTTTCGAGCCTCGTACATATTAAATCGACATTTTCGTCCCAACAAAGTAGTGATAAAGCCTTTATTAGAGGCCCTACGCATACAAGAGTTGGATAAGCCTTTAATAAAAGGCACTTTTTTATGGTACTGGGCAAATAACGCTTCAGCCTCGGGACCAGGAATATCAAGAGCTTGTGTCAATTTCTGTTTTCCCATGCCGTAAGACAGACCTAGATTGATTGTTTTTGCCTTCTTACGATCAATTCCGGCCATGTCTGCAACAATCTGATGAAAGTCTGCATCTTGGTCCTGGTAGGCTTCAACCGCTTCTTCTGCACCGAGCTGTTTAGTCAATGCGGCATAATGCACCGTGATCCGTGGTTCTTGTTGACTGTAATCAAACGCGCCCCAATACTCTTGGCCGTCTGGGATAAATAAATCTCGGACCAATCTACCCAATTCTGGATCTCGTGCCGGGACTTGTTGTAGGTTTGGACTGCTGTAACTAAACCGACCACTAACCGTTCCTCCATTATCGGACCGTAGCGGGTTAATTTGACCATGAATTTTGCCGTTTCTCATATGGCCAAAGATCATTTTCTCAATAAAAGTGGTTCTCAGTTTGTTCAATTTCCTGGCTTTAACAATGGCTTGAGGTAAAGGGTGAGTATGGCTCTCTAACCACTGTGCTGTAAAACTAGGCGCATTGGTTCTCTCGGTTCTAGGATAGGTTAAGGAAACCTTATCAAAGACTTTAGCAAGAGAAGCAGCCGCCCAAAGATCAATTCCAAAACCGTAGTCTTTCTTGATCTGTTGGATCGTTTGTTCTTCTTTTACCTTTAATTGGTCCATGGTTTTTTGTGCTTTGTCTTGATCTATCTTTATACCCCGCCAACGCATCTCAATTAACAACGGTAAAATACCACTCTCCAGAGCGTAAATTGCACCTAAGTTTTGTTTCTCAAGAACCGGTTTCATTTTATTCCATAGTTTAAGGGTTAGAACAGCGTCTTGTTCAGCGTACGGACCTACATATTTTGAAGGCAGTTTCCACATCTCGGCTTTGGGATTGACTCCCCAATCTTTAGCGGCTTGTTTTAACAGTGTTTCGTCTTTTCGATCCCCACAATACTCGAAACCCAAAGAGTCCAGAGAATAGCGGTGTCGGTTTTCATTGATTAAAGGCGCGGCAATCATGGTGTCCTGGATCTTACCTTGAACTTCAATACCCTCGCGTTTAAGCCACCCCACGTCATAGAGAGAATTATGAAAGATCTTATCCGCCGGGCTACTCATTTGCCGCTTAACCCAGGCCAAAACAAATTCTTTGTCTAGGTTTCCTCCGGCTTCGTGCTTAAAAGGCAAGTAGCCAGACCAGTCGTTCGTCGCAAGCGACACACCCACAACTTCACCATCGTTGGTTGCCCAACCAGGACCGAGCAGTAGTAAGTTAGGGTCCCTTGTTTCCAAGTCGACAGCTATTTCTGTTGCGCGTGTTAGGTCTGGCAACAAAGACGGAGGAACCCAGGAGGATTCTGTTTCAATTAAAGGGACTTGTACGGGATCTCTCATTTTTTTCCTTTTTTTGCTAGGTTTATGTTAACAACACGAGTCCCGGAAGGAACTTTCTTTAAAGAAAGACCTTTTGTAATCTCTTCAGGAAGCACTTGTTCTTTGCTAGGTTTCCATTTTTTTAGATAAATTGTGGTTCTCCACCACCGTTTTGTAATGATATAAAGTTTATGAAACATTTTGTTCTCCTGTTGTATTAATAAAATCTTCAACCAAGAGTAAATAGCAACGCAGGTCTTTTATATCGTCTGCAATTCCTTCCGGTCTTTTGTCTCTTTCCATGGCCAAGAACACATCCCAACCGTGTTTTTTTACTTGGTTCTCAATTCGGTCCCACTTCCTGGCCAACATCATAAAAGCCCCCACTCCTCCTCTTTTTTTCCAAGAGTTTCCATAAGATTGTTCCGCTTTAAGGAGCTCTTCAACATCGCCGTTTGTTATCTGACGAAGTTTCTCTCTACTAAGACCTTTCATAGAAATTATCCTTACATATTTTAGTAAAAGAACAGAATCGGCAGGCTTCTTCAGAAGGGCTGGTCTCAAACTTTTCGTCGGTGGTCATAGCAAGCCCTCTTGCATGAAACTCCTTCTTTTGTTTTTCTGCATCATCCCTGGTGAATGAATATTTAGTGATTTTATGATGATCCAGATACCAAAGTTCTGTTTGTATGGTTTTAAGCTCTGGAAAACGCATGAACACACAACAGGCATACAGGGCACATTGACCCTTGTACCCTTCATTATAATCTTTGTAGCGTCCTGTTTTAAAATCAATAACCTTGGCGTGTGTTCCTTGCAAAATGAGTGCATCGACAATGTATCGTCCCCAAGTGTCTTCGCTGTCCCAATCGGTCTTCTCCCAACTAAGATTAAAGGCCCATTGTTCTTCGACGCACACAGAACCTTCTTCATACTCAAGACGAAGTTGCTCAAAACCCTCATAGAATAAGTACAACTCAGAAGGCATTTCTGAAATCTCTCCCTTTATGTATTCTTCTGCCAAGTTGTGAATTTTGACACCACGTTCTGCCGCCGGGTGCTGTTCTTCAGAAACTTTTTTAACATACCGATAATAGGCCTTCTTAGGACAGCTCTCGTATGTACTTAATCGACTATGTGACCAACGGGGTATCATGGTGTTTCTCTTATAAAAAGAGGTGTTTGCTCACCCATATAAGCACCAACCACGTTGTATTCAATATATTCAAGAGCCTCTTCGTAAGATGCTTTGTCTCTTTCCATTAAAACATTGACGCACTTATCATAACTGTAAACCGCCCTCGGTGGCCCCCATTCAAAAACCACGCCTATAAAAGCATCATCGAATCCGTCTGCCACCAACACAGAGTCTTCCCTTTCTTCCAGGAGCTCCAACCAATCAGCTAATTTTTCATTTTTCATCAGTAAGCCACCTGGAAGTATTTATTCGTCATGGGTTGTACGATGTGCAGGTTTTCTCTTGTTCTAGTGACCGCTACATAGAAAGTTCTGTTTTCTCCCTCTGGGTTTTTCCCCATCTCTACCCAAGCACTGTTGGCAATATCGGTTAAGACCAACACATTGTCTGCCTCACCACCCTTTGCACCGTGAATCGTGCTCAATTTAACGCGGGGCTTGCTTATTTTCTCTTCTTTTCTCAAACAAGAGATCAAATATTCTCTTTCTTGCACACCAATCATGTCAAACGCCTCGTGCCAAACAGAGTCGACCAGAAGGCCGTGTTCCTTTTTTAATGTTTCCATGTCGTAAAACAAGTCTTCATCTGCGTTTTTTAAATTTTTCTTACCTCTTGTAATCCCTTTTCCAGAAGAAATACAAGAATACACCCTTTTTACTTGTTTTAAAGACACTTTCTTGTCTTTTCTAAGGGCTTCCCAAGCAACGATAGCCTCCAAAAGCACTTTTCTAACTGAGTATCTCTCCTTTCTCTGGTAAAAAACACCAGTGAGCTTCAAATATTCTTCTACGGCGTTCAACGAGTAGTTATTTCTTGCTAAAATCAGCCATTCGCCTTCGGAAAGGTCTACATGTTCATAGGAAGAATGAAAAGTTAGTGTTCCTTCCTCTTTTCTGGGGAGCCACTTTTTCTTTCTTCTGTTTTTAGTGCGGGTAATAATTTGATTGGCGAGTTCGTGTACTTTTTTAGGCACTCGATAAGATCGTTCAAGCTGTATTTCAACTCCTTCAAGGTCTATAAACTGTTGCACATCGGCTCCGGCCCAGTTGTATATCGCCTGGTCATCGTCCCCGGCAACAAAGACGCTCTCTGTGTTTTCTGCAATCTTTCTTACACACTCCCACTGCAACGCAGAAAGGTCTTGGGCCTCGTCGATAAATAACACATCAAGACTGGGTGTATTGTTTGACTCCAAAAAGTGTTGCAACATATCGGTGTAGTCGTTTAAAAAACGAGAGTCTTTGTAACTTTGATAAGAGCGACAGAACCAATCAAAATGTGTCCAGGTAAAATCAGACAGACCTTGAGCCCACTCTTCTTTATAAGAAACCTGTCTGTTCCTGGCAATGTTCTCAGAAAACAACATTTTATCGGCCTTTGTTAGAACGGTAGGTGTTCCTTCAATAGAGCCCCAAGCGCCTGTCATTTTCTCTCCAACAATGGTGCCAAATTCTTTTAAGTCTTGTTTACCTAAAACATCAGACTTCTTTAGGTTCAGTTGTCTATAACACAAAGAGTGTATGGTTCTGAAATACGGTAGGTCGTCTGCATCAAACATAAACTTCTCCACAGCTCGGTCCAAGGCTTCTGTAGCCGCCTTTTTTGTGAAAGCCAGATAAGCAATACTGTGTGGTTCTGTGCCTTCTTCCAGGAACTTTTCTACTTTCTCCAAAAGAAAGGTTGTTTTTCCAGTGCCGGGTGGTCCTAAAACTATGTTCCACATCAAAAGCCCTCCTGGTCCATGTTCGGTGTATCAAGATAGAGTTCTTCTTCGTATTCAAAAGCGTTTATCTTCCAGATGTTTACACCTCTTTTTTTAATGTTCCAAAAACTATGCTCTCCACCAAGGTCTCTCAGTTTAGAAGCAATTTGGTTGGTACCCATGTCTGTGAACCGGTGTTTTGTTAAATAGTCTTTGAGGTCTTTAAGCCTAAAATAAGTGCAATGTTCTTGGGTCCACGGTTTTCCTAGAAGTATTTCATCTCTAACTGTCGCTTGAGCCAGGTCCGTGCAAAAGGACTCCAAAAGCTCCATAAACTGTCCTTCAATGGAAACATCGGTGCTTACCTCTATAATCTCCATACCGTTTTCCATTAAGTGTTGTATTAAGTTTTGCCAATCCTTCTCGTTCAGTCTAGGCGGCATTAGGTTTAGTTGTTCCATACAAACTCTTTGAAAGCGGAGTTGGTTCTGTAGTTGTTCTGTGTTTAATTCTATTCTTCGATCGCTGATTGATAAAAACCAAAGCGGTGGGTCGGTATTAAGTTTTGCTAAACTTGAAAAGGTCGGTGTACCGTGATCCTCGCCCACACCAAAACGGCAAGTGAGGCATTTGTTTCTGTTGCAGTAAGAACGGATCGGTTCGTCAGAACATTTATAGTTGTAGTCTTTCTTCTGCAGTGTTTTTATAAGAGTAAGCACTTCTTGTGCCGGCAACGGTGGGACCACATATTTACGGTTGTAGTCTTCTATCTTCTTTTCCCATTCTTCTGGGGTTGCTTTCTTCAGGTAAACACCGACATTGAACAAACCGTTGTTTCTTGTGCCTTCTGGAAAGCCCTGTTTCAACAGTATCTTTAAACAGGGAGGCCCTTCTTCTAAGTCTTTTGTTTCAGGTGCTTTTATCTTCAAAAGTTCCTTGTGTGTAATTTTTCTTTTTTCAACAAAAGCAAGAAACTCTTCCATTGACAAGGCTTTGCCCTTTGGGTCGAACCCATATCTCGTAGAACCGTCTCCTCCAAAATAAGGCATGTTTAGCCAAGAACCCACGTCACTTCTTTCAACCAAGATTTCTCTTTGTTTTGGGTATATCTCTACACCTCCGTGGCCCAGTGCGGCAGAAAGCTCTCTGAGTTTATCCTGCATATCGCCCGCAGGAACCAGTTCTTTTGTAAACAAAAATACATGGGCACCTCCACTTTTACTGCGGCAAACAACCATAGGAAACTTTTGATGCTCTACCAGATGAACAATGTGGGGAATGTCTAAAGGGTAAACATCAACGTCGATACATCCCCAACACACTTTGTTTTTTTCTGTAATGGGTATTACACCTAAACCGGTCTCTCCTTTAATGTGTTCTTCCCAATGGTCCAGTTCAGCGCCACCACTTCTTACTGTTTTTGCTTTACCTTTCTGTTTTGCATCAACAGAGGCCTGTATTTGAAAGATTCCATGTGCTCGGTTCGAGCCTTTAAACAGTGTAAAAAATCTAGTAAATGTTTCTTGCATTCTTGTCTTCTTTTAGTAGAAGCACCTCCCAGTTACCATTTATTCAATGAAGAAGGTGCTCCGTATCTTAGATGCCCCTAAAAAGGAACGTCTTCTGATTCAGTAAGCTGTGGTTCGTTTACAGAAACAGCAAATGATTTTGCTTGCGTGTATAAAGAAACGTCCTCAACTTCACCAACCAAGTCTATTTTCCAACCGTACCAAGATCCTTTATCGTTTTTCTCTGGCACTGTAGTCAATTGATAGATGTGACTGTAAGAAGCAGGTGTAAACGACACGCCGTCCTTTGTAGTTTTACGAATCGAAGTCATGTTGGCCAACCAACGTCTTGATTTTTTGAGCTGTGTAGAAGACATTGCAATCATTACAGGCACTGCTTTACCGTCTTCAACAAGCAAGACATAGTGGTTTGCTGTGGTTTGTATGTAGTTACCGCTAGGCAATAAATCCAAACCCTTAGTTCTTGTTGTTTCGCTCAAGATGCCTGGGTTTTCATGCAATGCAATAAAACCGCCGCCTTCATCTCTGGTTCTAAACTCAAGAAACACTCGCTTATAAGCAATTGGCACTACAGTAACGCCTTTATCGCTACGATAGAGTTCTCCGGTGATGTTGTTCATTATATCGCCGACCTGTAGGCCTGTGATATATGCTCCGTCGTTCTCATCAACCTCTTTATTGGTTTTTTGAGCTATTTTTAATTGTGGAATGATTAAGTCTTCCGGTGTTACGTTCTCCAGTCCTGCGCCTGCGTCCTCTTCAAACATTTCTGCGGCCGAGGAAACGATTTCTTTTGTCGATGATTTTTCATTCATGGTTATTTTTCCTTTGTTATTTTACTTTTCTGGCCTATATATACATTAAAAGTCTCTAAAGGTAGGTCAGCCCCTTTTTCGACTTGCTCTCTAACAAAAGCCTTAAGCGTCATAGGTTCAACCCACTCTTTCTGAGTAGTGTTCAACCCTTTGCTGTTTAGCTCGTCAAGGAGTTCGTTTGCAGTATCGTCTTCGTCTCTTCCGAAACTTGCCGACACTGTGTTTTTAATTAGATCCGCAAAATTGTTTTCACGGAGCCAACCAAAAGCCTCTTCTCTCATATCTGGAGAGATCCGTGCACTATAGTAGGTCAGTGTGCTTACTTTTGTGCCATCTTTTAATTTAAATTCAGAAACCCCTGCTTCCATCAAGGCTTCAGGGAGTAGGTCTTGGGAAATTCTTCTGTGTTTTTCTTTAAGAACCTTTAACTCATTTTCTTTTTCTTCCATTTGTTTTTCCAGGTCAACTTGTGTTTCTGCTAACACTGAAATGCTTTGAATACCGTCATCAGTCACGTTGACTTGTTCGTTTTCAAAATCTATTTGTTCTTTCATACCGTTACCTCAACAACGTAATACATTTTTTCTTGCCTATCCCACTTAAGGAACTGGCATCTTTTGTTTGTTTTTAATGCAAAGTATGTAGCAACCCCTATTGCGGCAGGGTCCCCAATAAGAAGTAAATAGTCTTCTTCGGTGAAGTTTTTTAGCTTTTCTCTAATTTTTTCCACAATGTTTTCTGTATCAAAGAGCATGTGTTCTGTGGCGG